ACCTCCACCCTGCACCTTGCCTCCCAGCCGCGGCCCCCACCTCGCCCTCCCCCACTTTTTGTTTCACCTTCTCCGGGCCTTTCCCCGAGCTGACGCCACGTCCCCACGCAGACGATGTACGTCGACCGTCCACTCCCTGCCTCGGCACACCCACTCGCAATATTCGGGGAGGCCGGGGGCGGGGTCCCCCAGCAGCTGGTCAGACGCAGCGGATAGGGCATCGTCCAGAGACTGATGCTCGGACACCGTCTCCCCCCACAAGGTGACGCCCCAGGATCCCTCAGCAGGTCTCACGGACAGCCCCTCAGCGAGCTCCGACATCATACGCACACGGTCCCGGTACTCGTCGGGGTACAGCCACTCCCTCCTGCTCACGCCAGCTCCTCCCATCCGATCGTCACCGCGGCCTCGAGGTCATCCTGTGCCGCACCCATCGCCAGCCCGTCGTGCACGAGTCTCTGGTAGAGCCAGTGCCGTGCCAGCCGTCCTGCCGCCGGGAGGCTCAGTGTCGCCTCCGGGAGGACCCCGCGGATACCCCACTGCGCGATCCGCAGGCACACAGGGGACGCCTCGGGCACGGTGTCGTCGGGCAGCGTACTCAGGGTGGCCTGCCACCGAGCAGGGTGATCCTCGTCGCCAGCATGCTCCCACACGATCTCGCGTCCATAGGACGGCGTGGGGCGTACGACGAGGCAGGACACCGGGCGTACGGAGGTGACGTCCATCATGCCTACGTGACGGGCCCCATGAGGCATATCTCGGGCGCCCTCCACCAGTGCGGCCACAGCACGCGGCCGGACCCGGCGGGGTCGGGGGACCCTAATCCCAAGCCGCCTAGATCCGTGCACTCGGCAGTAGGTGGGGTCGAGGCAGTAGGTGCGGTCCTCTGCCCACAGCTGGGAGGTGACCTCCGGCTGGAGGGTGAGTGGGGCGCCGAGATCACGGGTAGCATACCGGCGCACCATCAGACCCCGCAGCCATGGCTCGATGAGATCCATGAGGGAATTCCGTGCCTCACTACCCACCCAGTCGGGAAGGGACATCCGGGCCGACTCCAGCGTCTCGCGCAGCCCGGAGGGGCGCCCATCTACGGCCCGGCCAGACCCGATGGTCTTGACGGGAATCCGCCTGCGGCGCTTCGGGCCTGCGTCAACCACCATGATGATCTCGTCCGCGCCACGTGCAGCCTCGGCTCGTGCCGACAGGACCTGACCATCGGGTGCTGTCAGTCTCAGTGTCTGTGTGCGTTCCATGCGGACCATCATAGCCTCCCCCAGCAGCACACCTAAAAATGAACAGAATGGACTGTTCACTTCGGCCTGTGCCTCTGGGAGGCCTCAGAATCGATTCTGCGGCCCTATCTCCGTCGGGGGGTATACGACTAAGGGGCTGGCCCTGCGAGGCCGTGAGAATCGCTCCTGCGGCTTCTCAGGACTATCTCGGCCTGTCGCCGCCCGCTGCGCCCGTTCCACACCCCTCGTGGCTTCTCATGCCCGGCGTCTAGTCGGGTGGTTTCTGACCCGGGTCATGTTTTTGTTTCCCCTCCCCCCATACCCCCCACCCCTTCACGCGCGCGCGCGCGCGTAGGGGCGTTTTTACGGTTAGCGTTTTAAGAAAGTTGGGCGGGCGGTTAGGAGCGGCGACGTCCCAATTTTGGCGACTACCCCCCCCGCACTCAACCAAGGTGCATCGCCCACATCACAAGCGCGATTGAGCCACTCACAGCCAAGCTCAAAATAGACGTGCCAATGCAAAAAGTCATAAACGGTGTATCCATTACTCATCTCCATTTATAGGGTAACCATCTACCCCAAACACAACCAACGCTTCGCCGCGTGCCTCTTCGCGTGCCTTGATGCTATCGTGGCACGTCTTGCACAACGGCTGCCAGTTATCACTATCCCAAAACAATTCCATATCGCCTTTGTGCGGCTTGATATGGTCAACTACGGTGGCGGCGGTTACCCTGCCTTGCTTCTCGCAATAAACGCACACAGGATGCTTCAACAAGAAATAATGCCGCGCCTTTTGCCATCGGCTACCATACCCACGTTCACCGCTGTGCTTGTCTGCGCGCCAGCTTTTACCATTTTCCTTTTGGGCATTGCTCATTTTCTAGCTTCACTTTCTCGCGCACGATACAACCACAAGCAACACAGGTATCAAGCAACGATACATCCGCGCCTTTGGGCAGCATGGCATGATGCCGTTTCAAATCATCACAGGATGCACATTGCGCGAGTCGGCTTTGGCGCGTGGCATCATCCACCTGCTCTATATGCAATATGTTCTTTGCCAACCCCACTGCACCATGCACCACTCTATCACCCCAACTTCTGTTGCACGAATCGCACATGTTTACACTCCAACAAAAAAGCCGCCCACAGGCAGCCTGAAAATCTAAAAAGATATTGACTATAAGACAAAATTGTCTTATTATTCACTCCATCAACAGCAAGGAGTGATAAATGAAATACAGCGAATTTCAACGTTGGTTGATTAGTCAAGGCGTTAGCATAGACAAAACGCATGGCAAAGGCTCACATCGCACCGCAAGCCTAAATGGAAAAAGCACTACATTCCCTTATCACGGCAGCAAAGAAATAGGCGAGGGATTAAGGCGAAAGATACTTAAAAATCTAGGCTTATAACCAAAGGGGGCAACTTTACACCCTTGCTGTTATTTAACCCACCCTAAAAGGAAATACTATGTACTATCCCGCAACCTTTACCCGCGATACCAACAACACATTCTTGGTTGAATTTCGCGATATACCCGAAGCAGTCGGTGTAGGCGAAACCCAAGCCGAAGCCTACCAATCCGCGATTGACGGATTAGAGACTGCACTATTTGGGATTTATATCCAACAACGCCTTGCCATTCCCAAGCCAAGTGCATTACAAGATGACGAACAAGCTGTTTATCTGCCTGTTACCACGCAAACCAAACTTGCCCTATATAGCGAAATGCTCGCGCAAGGCGTAAGCAAAGCCGAGCTTGCCCGCCGTTTGCAAGTCAATCAAAAACAAATTGATAGATTATGGGATTTGCGCCATAAAACCAAAATGGACTTTTTGGAAAAAGCATCCGCACAACTGGGTAAACGATTGGATATTGTAATGGCAGCCTGAAACGGTTCATAAAGCAAAACCCACCAAGACGGCTGCGGCTCTTGGTGGGTTTTTATGTTGGATTGTTTAGACGCGAGGCACAATCAAAGCCTTTTCACATAAAGGGCGCGGCAAATCCGCTAGCGCGATAAAAAAACAGCCGCCACAATAGTCGTTTTGCAGGCAAACAAAAACGGAGAAAGCTATTAAACTCTCTCCGAATCACGAAACATTGCACCTACTCGCAACAACGTTCCGAATATAGCAAAATTGTATCACAAATGCCCGAAATGTAAAGAACTTTTACACATCATCCAGCAGCTTTTTCACACATGAAATATTGCTGATTTGTGCATGAGCAAGCGCAAGTTGATTTTGAAAAGCCCTGCGCCCGATTGCTGGATTACACCGCCGCGCTTTTTGTTCTTGCGTTCCGCCTTGCGTGTATTCCAGCACCACCACTTGGCGGCGAATAGGTGGCATCGCACAAATAACACGGTCAATCGCCAGCATTACGCCGTCTCTGTCCACGCCATAAGGGATGCTGCTCACATAGCTTTCGTGCGGGATAACCTGCTCCATTAGCCGTCCAATGATGTTGATGCCTTTACTGCCATTTTGCGCGCCCCATCGCGCCCATTGTTCTAATAATTCGTCCAACTGCATTATTTCAGCCTTTCTTTTGCAAGACCTGCCAACGTTCCCAATACTCATCCGCCTTCGCTTCAAACCACGCCGCCGCGTCATCGGCAATAATCCCGTTGGCTGCCAACACATACGCTTCGCCCTGTTGATGCTGCATGGCGTGTTCCGCGTGCGTCAGCGGCACACCCGAAAACAACGGCTTGATGCCCACACCGCTGCCACGCGACACACGGCGCACATGGGCAAATTCACACCGCCCTTCGCCGTCTATCCACTCCGAAAAGCAGCCTGAAATGCAACTTGGCTGCCGCCGCACCCATGCCTGAAAATCTTTATCAGTATTCAAAAATCACTCCTTGCTCGGCTGCCCATGCTTCAATGCGTGTTTGATAATCCACCATTTGCTGCGTGTTCAGCTTGGTTGTTGATAATCCGATTTTTTGGATTTCGCCGCTGGGCAACACCCGCTCATCGCAGCCGATAAATTGCTGCTTAAAATATTCGTGCCATGTGTCCGCATCGTATCGCCGCCCATCCAGCCAAACCTGCTCGGCAATTTGGCTGTACAAGCTCCACAAGCGGCGGTTTTGCTCGTAGCTGCGCTTGGCTTTGTAGGGGCGTATTGTGATTTCCAAATCGCCGTGCGCCGCCAGTAGCTCGGGAACAATGTTTTTGTATAGGTTTTCAAACAAAGGGCGTTGATTGGACACTTGGCAGCGGAATTTGCGTTCATTCATTTTCAGGCTGCCCCATCAATTCAATCTCCACCCGCGCATCCTTTCTGCTTTCCGCCTTAACCTTGTCAATCAGCAGCGGGCGAAACTGCGCATCGTCTACGCCGATTGCTTTTGCCATGCCGTCCAAAGCGGGCTTCATGGCGGCGAGTAGGTTGTCCAAATCACGTTTTCTTGCGTCTGGCGTGTAAAACGTGATTTTCAAGCCGCCGCCTGTGTAATTCAGGCTGCCTGAAAGCAAAAAGGCTTCTTGGCGGGCTTTCACTTTTGCCTGTTGCACGCTTGCCCAATGCCGTCCGTGTTTGCGGTTGGGCATTAGGACGGGGTTAGGGTAAGGAAGGATGATTTTGTTCTGTTTCATTTTTGTTTTTCCTGCGCCGTGTTCAGTATTTAAATAATCCTTAAATACTGCTTTCAGGCTGCCATTTTTCAATCTGCCAGTTTCCCGATTTCAAATCGGGAAATTCCAACCGTGGTCATCATGCCCACGGTTCACAAACCCTTTGCAACAATCCCAAAACCGCCTATCCAACAAATCCCCCACTTCGCAATCCAACCAATCCGCCAATGCCTGCACCGTCCCCCATTTGGGCAGCCGCTCGCCGTTTAACCAATCCTGCACCGCGATGACGCTCACCAGCACTTGCGAATTGCTGCGCTGCCACGCGCTTAACACGTCGCCCGCTGCGGTATAAATCTTTGTGGCGTTAGGGTTGGCGATTAAGCCCTTTTCGCCCAGCAAGGCGCGAAACCGCCACATAAAATCGTCTTGCGCCGCACGTTGGCGATACATTGCATTTAGTCCCATCCCAGCAACACCTCCACATACGCCCGCCGCTTGGCAATCACATCATCTAAGGCAGCCTGAAAACGCCCATTGCTGCATTCGCTGTGGCACGGCATAAACCGCCACGCTTCCCCCTTTTTGCACACCACCGATGCCGATTTCCAGCCCCAGTAATCCGCTGCGGCGCGAAAGTCGGCGTGTTGGCAGTTGAGGCAGGTATTCATAGCTTGCGTCCCCCAGTTCTACTATCTCGGCTCAACAATGCGCCTGTTACCCAATCGCCCCCTAAATCCACAATGCGGCTGTATTGCCCTTGCCATTGCGCGTAAACGGTTTTTTCAATGCCCATACGATTCTTGGCAACAATCATCTCAAACACATCGTCTGTTTCGTTTTTGCTGTAATACGCATCGCGGTAGTTCAAAATAACCATATCCGCATCTTGCTCAATCGCGCCGCTATCGCGTAAATCGCTCATTAAAGGGCGTTTGTCTTGCCGTTTTTCCACATCGCGGTTTAATTGCGCCAACAGCAAAACCGGAACATTAAAATCTTTTGCCATCAGCTTCACTTGGCGGCTCAACCACGTTACGCGTTCCGTGTCTCCTGAAAACCGTCTGCCGCCATCGCCAATCAAGCCCAAATAATCCACCACAATCATGCTCAAACCCTGCTTGGTTTTGACTTGTTGCGCTTTGGCTCGCATCTGGGCGATGGATATGCCCGCGCGTAAATCAAAAACCATGTTTTGCATGGCGCGGTTGTCGTAATCAAGATTCTTGTCAAACGCGCTCAACACTTCGCCATCTTCCCCATCGCCGCGTTGCAATTTGTCCAAACTCGCGCCCGCCTGCATCGCTAGGCTGCGCATGGCTAGCTGGTCTTGGCTCATTTCCATGTTGAACACCAACACCGCGCCTTGGGCGTGTTTGGCAGCGTGGGCGGCAAGGGTCATGCTGGCTGCGGTTTTGCCCATCGCAGGTCGCCCAGCCATCACATACAAACCGCCGCCTTGAAAGCCGCCTGTTAGCTTGTCCAATTCGGCAAAGCCGCTAGTCAAGCCTGTAATCGCGCCGCCGCTATCCCAACGGCTGCCAAAGTTTTCAATGCCCACGCGGATTAGGTCGTTGAGCGTGTAAGTCTCGTTGTCGTTTTGCACGTCATCACTTGCCAAGTCGGTTAGCTTGCTGGCAAAGGCAGCGATTTGCTCTTGCGCGGTGGCGCTGTTCAGGCTGCCTGAAAATTCTTGCGCCATTCGCACCGCTTCTCGCGCTGTTGCGTGTTCCATGATGATTTGGGCGTAGCGCACAATGTTTGCCGCGCTGGGGGTGGTTTGGGCAAGGGTTAGCAAGTAATCAAAGCCGCCAACCGCTGCCAAATCGCCGCCCAATTCGTCTTGCACGGAAATCAAATCGCAGTCCTTGCGCTTCTCTTGCAAACGGCGGATAGCGCGGAAAATCGTAGCGTGTTCTTGGTGGTAAAAATGGCTTTCGCGCACGGTGGGGATTTTGACAATGGCGGCAGGTTCTAGCATCAAGCCGCCCAGCAGGGATTGTTCGGCTTCTGTGCTGTGGGATTGGATGGGATTCATGGTTGGCTTTCCAAAATTCGTTTTTCAAGCGTGGTCGCTTTCAGCAGGTAGGAAAAATCGGGCTTCCAGTTCTCGTGCCCCTTGCTGCGCGGCGAAGTTCCGTTGATGAATGGGTCGGCAAGGCATTGGGCGAAGTAGGCTTCAAACCATTGCAAAACGTGTTTGCTGCTTGGCTTCTCGCCGTCAATCAAGCCGTCTGCATCGCACCAAGTCAAAACACGCCGCTTGGCAAAATCCCAAGCAGCAGGAATTAACCGCTTGCGGCTTGCGTTGGTTTTGGTCGCTTCCAAGCTAACAGTCTGCACATTGCTGCCCGCAAAAACTTGGTTGAATAAGTTTGCAAGGGCGGTAAAACGTTTTTCGGTTTCCTGCTTTTTCAGGCTGCTTTGAGGTTTTTCGTCTGCAAGATTTTCAAAATCCGCATCGGGGGTTGTCGCGTTAGCGGCAACAAGCGCGTTAGCGCAATTTTCGTCGGCAGCGTTTGGGGGTAAGGGGGTATTGTTATTATTCAGTTCTTGTTTAGATTCAGTATTTATTAATACGTCAGGCTTTTCCTGATTAGGCTTTTCCTGATTTGGATTTTCAACATCAGGCTCTATCTGATTAGGTTTAGCCTGATTAGGCTTTTCCTGATTTGGCACTTCAACATCAGCGTTTTGCGGTTCATCAAACACAAAATAATCTGTTTCGCCTGTATGCCGTTTTTTCATCACAATAAAGCCTGCTTGGCGCAATTCTTTCAACGTTTCATGTACCGCGTTAATGGCGGCTGGGCGCGCTGTTTTTTCCGTAACGGTTGCCAAATGGCGGGCAGATACCGACCAGTTATCAGGCTTACTCAACAAGTAGCCTAGCAAGCCCATTGCGCGAAACGAAAGCACGTTGTCGGCAAAGACTTTGTTATCAATATGGGTAAAATTTTTGCGCCGTTCGCTTCTAATGATTGCCATGATTTACTCCTGCGCGAATGCACGCGCGGCATAGGGTTTTAAAGTTATCCAATTCAATTTCGCCTGTGCGGTCAATTTGGCTCGCACACAAATTCAGATGCGTACCACAATGTCGGCAGCGGTAGCCGTCTCGTTCAAATACTTCACGGCGCAAGGCATAGCCAATTTTGGGCTTGGGCTTGCTTGTGGGTTTCTGTGGCACGATGCGATTAACAAGACTTTCAAATTCCGCTTTCAACCAACCGCCATGTCCATCGCCCCAACGCCAAATCAACTCCGCATCATGGATTAACGCTTCCGCACGCTGGATAAAGGCTTCGTATGCTTCGGTTTCCAAGCGGTCTTGTTCTGCCATTTGCAATAACATTTCCTGATAGCTGTTACTCATCGCCTACATCCTTTACTACTCGTTTCCATTCATCAAACACTGCCTGGGCGCGGCTCACATCTTCCGTTTGCATCGCTGCCAACGCTTCCATGCGCAGCGTGTATAACGCCTTATCGCGGTCAATCAGCCATTGCTTGCTCATGCCACTACCTCCAACTTCTGCGCCAGTTTCTGCAAGCCCAGCGGCGTAACCATCACTTGCTTAAATGCGTGCCCGTTTTTCTCATCGGTCCGATATTCAAACCAGCCACGCCCCAAATATTCCTGATACACGCACAACTGCTTGCCCGCATCACGAAACAGCATCTTTTTAACCAGCAGCCAATCAATAAAAGGCGTTTGCTGCCACTTCAACAGCTTTGCGCTTTCGCGTAAGCATTGCGAGCCTTTGGCTGCCCCCAAACGGGTTAAAGCCCCGCCCGCAATCTGCAACTTACGCTCCGCATCGCGCCGCGCCGTTTCCGCTTCAATAAACGCCTTGGCTGCCTGCAAAGGGTCGTTAAAATCAACTTTCAGGCTGCCTGAAAGCCGTTTCTCGCAGTCAATAAAATACTGCCGCGCCTGTTTGCCCTTGGCGTTGCGCTCCACCATGCTTAATTCTTTTGCCATGTCTAGTGATAGGGCGTATTCCATGCTTGGGCGACCGCCTAGGGGTTTTTCGGAAAATTCCGAAAAACGTACAAAGTCTTGATTTTCAACAAAACCATATTGACTAATGCGGTCTTTAATCCAAGTGGAAAAATGGTCGCGGTTTTCCAAAAACGCATGTAGTTCACGCGCGTTTACCGTTTGTTGCGCCTGCCCTGCTACGGGGCGATTGACGAGGGTAAATAATTCGGTCATAATCAAATCTCCTTGCAAGTAATTCAGTCATGCCCACGTTTGCCGCGTGGGCTTTTTCTTTACCGCTTTAACCAAGCGATAAAACGTTGAAACCAAGCTGCTTTGACGGGTATATAAATGTTTGCCATAATTTCCCCGTCATATTCTGCGTGCGCGACTGCCTTGATTTTTTCCTTAGCTTCATCAGGCGATGCCGCAAAAATATTGACTGCCCATTTTTTGCCGCCGAAGTGGTAAGAGAATTGGTATTCTTTTAATTTCATTGGAGGGTTCCCCTATGTATTTCACAATCTACAAAGATACCGCTGGTCAATGGCGTTGGAATTTAAAAGCCGCCAACCATGAAATCATCGCGCAGGGCGAAAGCTACACAACCAAGCAAAACTGCCTTCATGCGATTGAGTTAATCAAAAGCACAAACGCCAATACGCAAGTTGTTGAAGTGTGATGTGCAAGCCCTATGCTTTTGCGTAGGGCTTTTTTCTTTTTAGTCATATCAGTCTCCTAAAAATGCCCGTCTGTCCGAGCCGTCAAGCGTCTATTCCGCTTTGCCAAACCCGTGTAAGATTGAGTTTCCACACAACAACCCAACACGGAGAAAATCATGTCCTTAACACGATTTGAAGCCTTGCAGCTTGCTGCCCAACTGGTTCAACCCAACCAATCCCCCGATATGCGTATCAAAGAATTATTTGAACTGGCGCGCCTAATCATGTTGGAAGAACAAAAAGTGTTTCCGAAATAAAAGGCAGGGGCTATGTCCATGAGTTAATACGCTTAAAATATTTACGCATAACCGCCATTCCCTATTTCATAGGAATTTCGGGGTCGCGGTTTAATCGGTAAACCGTAGCCGCAACCAACATCTTCTTAATCATCGCCTTGTCCTTTCTGGATAGGGCTTTTTGCTTTTTAGCCATCTCTCAATCCTCATCCGCTATCGCCTGATAATGCTCAACCATCTTCTCCGCCATAAACTTGCGTTCCGCACGGGTAACAATCGCAGCATCAGCAGGCACTAGCTTCAAATCCAGCGCGGCCAAAGCCGCGCAATACTTTTCCAAATCGCCATCTTTCAGGCGGCTTAATCTTGTTTCCGAAATGCCCGATAAATCCGCAACACGCTTTTGCGAAACAGACGCAAGCGCGTGCAATATCGCGCGTTCATTCTTGCGGGCAATTTCTTGTTGGGCGGGGGATAATTCAGTCATTGACAACCCTTTTATGAAGCTCTCGGATTTTGTCCATGATGATGTAAGACGGCGTTTTTCTTTCGCCGCTGCGTAGCTTCACGAGATAATCAGTAGATACGTCAATCTCATCTGCAATTTGCGCTGTACTCATCCCGTGTTGCCCGATTTCTTTTAACAAAACATCTGGGGTCATTGAGTACTCCTCTAAAAATTACCGCATTATAAATACTATCGTACTAGAATGTAAAGCACCATAGTACTTTTAAAAGAAAATACAATCGTATTTGTTGATAGAAAGGTATTACTGTGAAAACGCTAAAAGAACGCTTGGTTTATGCGAGAGAACAAAAAAAGATGAGCCAAACGGCTCTTGGAAAAGCAATAGGGAAATCACAATCCGCTATTGCTGCGCTTGAAACTGGTCGCAATCAAGGCACAACACATATTGCAAAAATTGCGGATGTTCTAGGCGTATCGCCTATGTGGCTGGAAACAGGACAAGGCGAGATGTACCCCATCACCACCGCCTCCCCAAACCCCGCCAACTTCGCCCCGCGCATCAACGAACTGCACGACATCCACCGCCCGATGCTGTGGAGCAACAACACCCCATTGCCCAAAGATGATTATGTATTCGCACCGTTTTTAAAAGAAACCGAACTTAGGGGCGGCGATGGCTCGTTTGAAATCCCCGACTACAACGGTTTCAGGCTGCCTTTTGGCAAAGCCACGCTACACCGCAAAGGCATCATGCCCGACAACGTAATTTGCTGCACGCTCACAGGCGACAGCATGGAGCCGCGCATACCAGAATACGCCACCATTGCCGTAGATAAGGGGATAGAAAACATCAGGGACGGCAAAATCTACGCCTTCCAACATGGCGAATTATTCCGCGTGAAATACCTTTCCCGCTTGCCGGGCAACAAAGTCCGCATCCGCAGCGAAAACGAAAACTACGAGGACGAAATAGTAGATGGCGAAGACATCCGCATCATCGGGCGCGTGTTTTGGTGGAGCGTGTTGGATTAG